CTTCTGACCAGCCGATAACATTGATCGGTTGACCTTTAACTAATTCGATTGGATTTTCAGCGTGTATGGTTGCCCACATCGCATCGCGTGTTGCTACTAACATAAGTCACCTCAAAAAAAGCGGGGGCGATTAAACCCCCGATTTAATTACGCTGTTTTTTGGATATTAGCTTCTTGAACGACTAACGCACTAAATGTCGCACCAGTTGTTACACCAGTTGAAACGATTGATGGTCGCACAAAACTTTTCGTGCCGAAGCAACCGAGTTTTGCTACGTTGCTAGTACCTAATGTTTGCGCTGAACTAATTGATGCTGGCGCACCGATTAAGTTTGACGCAGGAACAGCAGTCCAGCCCGTACTACCATCAGCAGACTCATCAAAGCCTAACGTATAAGTACCATCAGTATATGCAGATGCTAATAAAAACATCATCGTTTTGTCATAACCAACAGTGCTTACAGCCGTACCAGCAGTTGTGGTGCTGGTAGAAATAGCACCACCAAATGCACGTTTGCCGTTTAAACCACTTGCTAAATCACGATTACCCATCGTTGTGTCCTCTCTTAAAGTTTTAAGTAAGCGCGGTTGTTACACCGCGCTGATTCTTTCTTATGATTTAACTTGTAAGCGTTTGAACGAATCGTAACTCGTTACATCGCCACCAGTACGTTTCGTTGTGTAGTAGTGAATGTATGGTTTGTCGGTGTACGGGTCGCGTAATACACGCAATCCAGTACGGTCAACAATCGTGTAGCCCATGCCGAAGTCACCATAAGCGACTGCATAGCCGTTAGCTACCATCGTGTCCATATCATCAGCGAAAATTACTCGCTTACCTAACAACGCTAAATTAGCTTGATCTACTAAAAAGAAGTTAGGTAAAAGGTAAGTACCATTCACCGCATCTTTTAAAGTAGTGATGAAGCCCCATGTAGCGCGTTTCATCAACCAAACAGCCGAACCTTGATATGCTTCTTTAAGATCAGATTGTAACAATTTAATATCGTCACCACTGATTGTTAAGCTACCAGCCGTTACACGAGTACCAATTTGACCGCGAGCATAGGTATTAACCGTTGGCGCGTTTGGTAATGTTAAGAAACCACGCGCTTCGCCAGCAGAGTTACCGCGAACGAATTGAGTGTTTTCTTTACGAGTAATACGGCTATCAACTTTCATTTGTAACCATGCTTCGATATTAAAACCAGCATCGTCAATCATGCGTTGTGTAGCGCGTGGGTTAGCGTAGATTTCGTTTACAGGGATAACCAGCAAACCAATCTGACCAGTAGCGGTAGTTGGGCGGGCTGATGTTTCACCTACTGATAATGCTTCTTCTTCTTCATCATCAATAATCATTTCCAACGCATCGCTAGTCGTGTTCACCACGTTTGCAATCATACGCATAGGCGATGTTTCAAATACGCGAGTTACACGTTGGCTTGAGCGTTGTGGGATTACAAAGTAACCGCCATCTGGATTTGAGCCTTCGACTAAATCCTTTTTGAACACAGCTAACTTTTCTGGTTCTAAACCGAACACAGATTTGTTTGCCATTTCATCGCATACAGCTTCAACTACTTCAGAAGTAATAGCGATACCTTTGCGAAGGTAACGATTAAACTCTTTAGCGTATTGGCTGTTTTCAATCAATTCATCAGTACCGTTAGCCGATACAGAGCGAACCAATTTAGCTTTTAGGATTTTTAATTCTTCAGCTTGAGCATCAGCGATAGCTTTTGTTTCAGCGTGGATTTTTTGAACCGCATCCATAGCATCCATCGCTACAGTACGGGCTTTTTCTACAGCATCATCTTGACCGATAATGCGCTTGTCAACTTCATCATTACGAGCTTGTGCAGTTTTAACGGCACTAATAGCAGTTTCTAACTGCTTGCTTAAATCTTCATTACTCATGGCTTTGACCTCATCGTGAGTTTAAGTGTGTCTACCTTACCCAATAAATTGAGTTCGGCAAACTTCTCGTTTAGCGCGTGTGCGCTATCACCTATTTCATCCTCACGATGTTCGGTGCTTTTTAAGATTCTAACAATCGCTTTTGAAGCAAGTTGAGAGAATCCTTTAAAACGTAGTAATTGTTCCACTTCTTTAGCGTTTGTGCAAGCCTCTACTAAAGTGATATCTACCACATCACCCTCGAACGGTGAAAGTAAACCCATCTTTTTGTAAAGCGATTCCACTTGATGTTTTGCTTCCTGAATAGAATCTTCATCTATCGTTAATGCACCACGCGCACCGATCAAGGTCGATGCACAGGCGAATACTGCTTTTGGAATAATTGTCATAACACCATTAATCTCATTTCCTATAGAAAGAGTTTTGGTGTCGATTAAATAAGTTTGTTCGCTTTCTGGATTAATTTCTGTATCGCGTGGGGCAATCGGTAAATCAAATGACTTAACAGCCGTTACCTTTGCACCAGCGTTCATCGGTTCTGGTACTAAAGATATTTCCCAAAGTGCCAATTCTTTAATACATCGTACCATCCTGTCACCAACCATCTTCATTTCGGTATTCATCTTGTAATCTGGTATCGAGAAACCAATACTCATATCAGAAAGAACACCCTGCTTTGCAAGTGAGTAGGCTTCTTTACCATCTTGAACATCAATGTTCACTTCACCGCGAACAAATAAACCTTTAGCATCCTCACGCACGAACTCAATCGGATAACCACCAATCAGTTTTGAATTGTCGTGTCCAGCATACATACGAATCTGTCTGCCTTTAGTCATGTGTTCGCTGATGGTTTTAGTAAACGCACCTTGCATAATCATGTCATCGCCACGGTCTAATTCCCACGTTGATGCGTAACCTTCAATGATGCCGATGTTTACACCGTTGCGTTGTTCAGAAGCAACATTTGTAGCTTTGAAGTGAAATGTTTTATGTTCACGGTTCATTATAGTATTACCTCTGCGGTGTAATCAGTTTTTGAGAATTGTCGCTCAACGGCTACTGGTGTTAAAACACCATCAATAATAACTTCAGTTTCAACCATGAATACCATAGGATTTGATTGAACATTATAATCAGAAACATTTTCGTATTGAAAAATGTTGCCAGTTATTTTATCTGTTATCTTAATCGTTGCCATATTAAACCTATGTAATTGTAAGCTGGATTGAATCGCATATCACATCACCTAATCCACTAACTTCACGAACATACATTCTTATTTGATCGTTTGGATTTAAAATAATAGGAACATTCACTGTGACTTGCTGTGTTGTTTGGTTTGAAAGCGTTGTTGATGGATTGATAGCAACAGTTCCATTCACAAGTGCTTGCACCCCATTAACAAAAATCGTTGCCTCAATCTGTGTTGTACCATTAGCCGTTCTTTTTACTGTAAGTGAACCCAAAACGGTAAACTCAACAATATCACTGCCAATATATTGTAATGTTCCTGCTGATGGTCTACTAAAACCAACGCTTGCGCTTGCAAGAACATCACCTGCTAAAGCAACTGGTGTCCATGTATTTAATGATGGTATCGTTGTAGTTGTCACACCAGCCGTTGCAAATAAACCACCGCGATAATGCGTTGTTCCCTGCTCTGAAGTTGATGATGTACCAAAGTTTGCACTAAAGTAAAAGTTAGTGCTTGATGCCGTTACTGGATTTATTAACCCACCTAAATTGGTTGAACGTGAGCTGTTACCAGCTACATAACCGCGAGTAGACGTTGGTGCAGAACAGCTTGCAAATACAAACTTTCCTGTAGGCATTGTGTAGTTACAAGATTCAATTCTTACATCTACCCATGTTGATGAACCAAAGTTTACAATATCGCTTACTGGTGTTGATGTTCCAAAACCTGTTGAAATACTGAACCTACCATTTTGGTTAGCACCAGAAAATTGAAGTGCGCCAGTTGTTTTTACAGCAACACAGTTTTGAATGTTGACAGTTAAACTTGATGCCGACAACGAACCCATTAAGTTTGTTGCTTGTGAACTTAATCCAAAAACACAACCTAAAATACTTGTAATTGAAGGGTTTGTGAAATCAAATAAGAAGCTAGTTGCTGAAACGCAAGATAGTGTTAATGATTGAATGTTAATGATCGCACCAGCCGATGTTTGTCTAAATAACGGCTGACCCACTCTAGTAACAGAAAGAATTAAGCTGTCGATATATGGGTCATTACTTGCAGAAATAATTGCGCTATTTGCTGGTAACAATAAAGTTTCGCACGTTACAGCACCGTTAATAATGTAAAGCGTATCGTTTGCAAGCGTATGCACACCCGCTACAGCAGGTGGGAATTGATTACCTACAGGCTGACCAGTTTTTACGATAACCGTATTGTCAAAAGACAAAGTAACGCTATCGACAAAATCACGCATATTTTGTGGCGTGATTAAACCACCAGCGTTATCTGGGAAACTTGAAATTAACTGACTATAACTTTTTGTTGTCACAATTATTCCTCACCAACAGTAGTTGTGGTTTCTGAATCATCACCCTCATCATCAACAGGTTCGTTGGGGTCAATCGGTGTTGTAGACTCGGTTAATTCAGCATCGGCATCAGCTTTTTCAGCAAGTGCTTCGTTGTACTCAACTTTTGAATCATTTAACTCAATGATAGCATCAGCCGTTGATGTAAGCGTTGATTTCCAAACAACATCGCCACCATCAAGTCGTGCATATCCAACATTGGCGCGTAATTCATTATCAGTAAGCAATCCACTTTTCTGTAGTGTTTGTGTTTCGCTGTACGTTCTTTCTTTAAGGCATTGAATGTCGAAAATAGAGTAGGTATAGCAGAGTTGCTTTTTCTTCGTCATCATCGGTAATAAACAAGCTGACAACTCACCCAAAAGAAAATCAGCTAATTCTAAAACTGATTGCTCATAAAAAATAATGTTAGCGACTTGAAGGTTATTCATCGTCATTGTACCAGCGTGTACTAACGATAATGGAATACCAAACGTGGTATAAATATCTTCACGCACACTTGCTTTATTTTCTTTAAACTGCATTTCGTTGTTTGAATGAGTAATGTATTCTGGTTTTAAATTATCAGCGATAATCTGTTTGCCCGCATTACCATCACCAGCATACGCATTTAATTGCTCTTTCATGCGCTCGAATTGATCGTCAGTCATTGGGTCAGTGTGTTGCCATGACCAAACAAGTGATGGTCTACCACCGCGCTTCAATATCGAATAGTTATTCGTGTTAGCTGAAATGAATTGCTGAATCTCTAAATAAAGTGGTGATGCCTTACTTAAGCCACGAAATGTATTTACAAAAGTTGGGTTCACATCACGAATTGACCAAAGCTGGCGTGTGCCTTCTTTATTCCAGTAGCGATAACGATTACCGTACCGCATTGACTCATCAATATAAAATCTTTCTGACGTTCTACCATCGCTATAAAGGTATGATACGGGTATTGATGATTGATTCGTTGACGTTGGTGTTACATAGCTCGCATTTATCGCGTACATTTCCATAGGTGTGTCATAACCCGTAACCAACAAAAACACTTCACCATTAATATCAAAGTTGGTTGAGAGTGATTTTAAGAACGCCATGCTCGATTGCATTGGGTTAGGGCTTTTAATAATGTCCAGCATCGCGTTTGATTTGCTGTACTCATCAGTATTTTCGTTGTAAAGCTGAATCGGTAGTGCTGAAAAAGCACCCGCCCTACGGTTCACAGAATCATAAAACGGCATACATTGACGATAAAGATTTACCGCTTCAAGTGCGTATAAATCGTATTGCTGATTTCCTAAAAGATAATCAGCGAATGAAGTTGTCGGTTGCCACGGGAAAGTAATTCCTGCCGTTTTCTTTTCAGCTACAACAACGTCTTTAACCATATCACCGAAGTCTGGTACAATTCTGTCATGTATGTGATAGACATTAGATTTCATATTGAACCCTGTGAGTTTTGTAAATACTAACCTAAATTATTATCACCTACCATTATTTTAAATAACGCGAAGCATCGGCACTACGTTTGTTTTTAAAAGTAAGTCGGTGAGCGCGTAAACCATCGCGTCTAATCTATCTGGTGATTTTTTAGTTTTTTCGGGAATCCACTCCATCATTTCAGTTTCGAGCGCATCCAAACCTTCAGCGTGTGAAACCCTGCCTTGCTCATAAAGCGCAGAGATCGGTTCTGCCCGTGCAAACTTTCCCTTATTGGCGTGAACTTTAACCACTTTAATTTTTGGGTCGATTTGTTTAATAACCGTTTCAACTAAATCACCGCCCTGATTTACTTCAGCAACGATGTATGACGCATGGTGCTTATAGTAGGCATTTACCGCTTTGTTAGCCCACTCCATCGGTGATGCTTTGCATGAATAGTCAGCATCGACTACAGCCTCTTGCCAGTTACCGCTTGCCACAATAATTCCAGTTAAATCGCTACCTTCCTCATGCGTTACAGCAGGGTCAACCGCTACAACCGTTTTTCTAATGTCGGTCACGATTTTTAACCGCGCCTTGTTCACCATATCGAATGTCCAGAGCGCACCTTCAACATCATCAAGGAAATTACCATTCAAGAAACGCTCTTGCTCGCGCTTCGATAGCGTTCGCAGGATTTCCATATAGTGTTCGCTGATGTTATTTAGGTTATCTTTCGGGTTCATCTGCAATTTGCCGATTGACACATTCTCAAGCGGGGTGCGGTCTACAGGGTTTAATCCCTCAAAGAAATAAGTGTAAGACCAATGTTTTTTACTGGGCGGGTTCTCATCAAAGTACATTTTGTTTGTAAGGCTGGTTTTTTCTGCAAGTCGGGTTTGCAACTTTTGGATTGCAAGGTACGATAACTCTGAACACTCGTTCGGATAGATAGTTGAGAACTCTCGACCCAAAATCTTGTCGGTTCTGTCTTTATCGTCAATACCACCAATCCAAAACTCGCTACCATTAACAAAAGTGACGTAATGATCTTGCCTATTAAGTTCATAATGTTGCCCTTCCTTAAAGGTTGGGAAGCATAGCTCGAATACTTTGGGCATCGTTTGTAGCCACAAGCTATTCTTGATGTGATTGAAGCGCATCCGTACTGCAAGGTGTGTTGATTTGACCTTTAGTGCGCGAATGAAGATATTTCTTAAGATGATGAATGATTTGCCAGAACGCCCGCCACCATACAGCAAAGAGTAGGTGTAGTTGTTCAGTATCTCGATAGCCTCGACCTGTTTGGGCGTTTTGACGAATGTATCGCCCTTGATCGGGGCTACTTTATTAAACGTCTTTTTGGTCATGCTGATTCATCTTGTTTATCAAACGAAACGTGCATTGAAGCTGATATAGCCACATTGGTTGTTTCTCGCCAGCCCGCGATGCACTTCAAGTAGAATATGCCCGCGATGGTATCGCCCGCCATCGCCTTGTCAAACAGCATCCCCGATACAGCCTCGATACCTTTCGACTTACCGCGCTCAAGGTATAAGTTAAGCAATTCATCCTCTTTGCGAATAATCGACAGTTGCGGGTTACTGATGC